ATGAAGCTCACGCTCAGAGGCTGGGGTAGAGAAACAACCCAGCATCATCATCTTGTAAAGCCAGTCGCTAACGAAACGAAGGGTTACCACCCCAAAGCCCAGGGACCGATTTTCTGGCATGACGCTGTGACCGCCTATGGGAAGATCGAAAAAGCGGCACTCAGCGGGTCTTTTCTAGTAGAGATGAAGTTCGAGGACATTGAGCTCGAAAACTGGTTGACTCAGTTCGCAAAACTCAAGCCCGAGGAGGCCCTACGCATGATCTCTAGGGCACAGGCAGAGGCCATTATTGCGCTTCATACGTCCGCAGGGGTGGATGAAAATTGAACAAATAGAGCTCTAACTGACATATGGCGAGGCAGCCATACGCCATCGTTACCTCGCCATGCCAACGGCAAGACCTTACTCCTAAATTAGCAGAATATCTTTCAATGAAATTAATTAAGCTATTAGCCACCGGATTAACAGTAATAGGTGGGATAGGCGCTATCATTGGATTGGCAATTGACTCATCCGACTTCATGGAGAAATTTTTCTACAAGCACGAGCTATGGACAGGGAAGTTCTCGACTACGACTGAATACTCTATTATTACCGGAGACTACCCTGAGATCCCAGAGGAGCAGCCACGATTCATAATCAATATTAACTCCAGCGAAGGGACGGGAATAGTAAGAGGCGAGATGTTTTCTGAAAAAATTTGCAAATTCAACCCTGTCACTTGGTATTTCTATATTGACAGTGAAACCCCCGACTACCTAAGCCTAGGGAAATCCAGAAAGTTTATTCTCAGCTATTTAATGCATTCTAAGAAGGTTCCAATAGCGGAGCTTAGAATCACCATGTCAGAGCCGCACGATGCACCCACAGTGATGGAAATAAAACCACTATCCCTAGCTCCCGGACTAGAAATACCGGAAAAGGTTATCGCCGGAAACGAGCTTGCAGCCTATCAAGAAGACTACGATCACCTTCAAAAATACTGCGCAGATGTAAATAAAGACTTTCATTTGCAGATGATGGAAATATTCAAAGAGAGGCAGAAAGGATTGGGAGACAAACAGAGCAAGGGTCAGGACAAAGACCCTCAAAAACCTTCGCTCGTCTCGCCCAAGGCGCCAACCGCCGCTCTATCAGCGGCAGGAAGTAACTGACCCCTGTAGTTTGCCCTCATAGTCATACTCTGCCGGCGGTCAGCCAGCACCCACACCGCCCTCCGTGCAGATCAAAATGTGGCCATCATCCTCCTAACCATATCAAGTGCTAGAGACCCATATGACTGATCGAAATGCCGCAATGGGTACGGCTTTTAGAGCCGTGGCCCAAGCTCTTAAACATGAAACCGACCGGGGAACTGTCGTACTAGCAACTGCGTGGCTGGACGAATCCTTAACCAAAGTACTGCAAAAATTCATGCCGCCAAAAAGCGGCACAAAGGACGACCTGCTTGGACCTGGCAAGGCCCTCGGAGACCTTGGAACTAAGATCACATTGGCGTCCAGGCTAAATCTTATACCTGAAACGATGCGTAAGTCGCTGGACTTATGTAGAAAATTGCGGAACGATTTTGCCCACTTGGCTAGTGATCTGACATTTGACACGCCAAATGTACGAGACAGGGTGCTCGAATTATTCAATGAAAATAGCGAAGTCCTTAACGTCATGGGAGAATCGTTAAGAGAAGCTGGAATGAATATAGACAGCTTAGTCGAGCAACCAATAACGCTGAAGTCTATGATGTCCACTTTCAACACAAAAGAACTATTCGGATACACTTGCGCATTCTTAAATGCCGCGCTTGTGGCACTCCAGATAGATATTAGGCCCAACCAGCGCGCCTAACTTACTCTCTGAATCCGAATTTTGAACCAAGATAAAAATTTGCTACCTGATGAGTAATTCATACTCCCGCTGGCATTGCTCCCCCGCGACACGGGCTCGGTCATAAGCTTTCGCCAATTCTCCCGCTCGAGCATCAGCCCGTGCGAGCAGGTCGGAGAGCACCATGGCGGCGCGGGTGGCTGCCTGGCCTCTGGCGACAGCGGCGGTATCCGTGGTGGGGCAACTGATGGCGGCGGCGAGCTTTCCTGCTTCGTCGTGCAACCGCTGGCCAGCAGCATCGGCGCCAGCAGCGCCAGCATCAGCAATCGTTCGTTCTTCCTGAGCATGCGCTCTCACCTCCTCCTGCGCCGTGGCGCGTCGTTGTTCTTCCCGGCGCGCTGTCCGCTCGCCGATCACTTCAGCCAGGCGGTCGCCGCTGTCCCGTTCTGCCGACGCCTGGCCGGCCTCTACCCGCTCCACCGCCCTGCCGTGCTGGTACATGCCCCAATGGGAGGCCAGGAACACCAGCAGCACCAAACTCCTCACTGCCCAAGAAGTCATGCCGCCCCCCCGCCGAGCTTCTGCCACTGCGCCAGCAGCTTCTCCAACTTGTGCGGGTTCTGCCCATAGTCGTTGCCCGGGAAGCTGGCCCAGATGTTCGAACACTTGGCGATCGCCTGGGCAACCCGGCCGGCCTTGATGTCGTCCAGGGCGCGGCGCTCGCGGATCTGCTGGAGCGCGACACGGTCCTGATTCTCCGGGGTGAAGCCGCCCGACAGGCGTAGGCTCACCCGGTAGGCATCCCAGTAGCGCGCCAGCAGCTGGTAACGTCCGGCGGCGGTACTGGTCACCGGCTTGCCGTTGATTGAAAAGGTCAGCTTCTGCCGAGGGTGATCGAGATAACCTGCAAACAGGCCGCCCCCGTACAGCACGTTGTACCCGTCATCACTGCCATTCACGGGCGCAGTGCCTTCCGAGAAGGCGATCAGATCCAGAAACCGGAGCACGTTCGCGCCTCCGGCCTGGGCTTCGGTGAGTCTGGCCATGATTTCTCCAGGCAAAAAAATACCGCCAGGCGGCGGTCGGTGGATTTGTCGCGGATCAGGCCGGCGGCGCAGGCCAATCGATTTCGTTGGGGAAACCTGGCTGGTCAGGCAGACGATTCAGGGCAACGCGGTAAAGCTTCCACTCGGTCATCAGGCCGACTTCGGCGTCCGTGGCAATGCCCAAGTCCACAGCGTCCTGCAGCGGGATAATTGCCGCATCGGCAACAGCACGGCGCTGTGCAATCTCAGCATGGGCCAGCGCCAGCGCGTCAGCGGGCTCGGGCTCTTGGGGCGGCGGCAGGTCGGGCGGCGGCAGATCCTCGACGGAGACATGCAAGGTGATGCTGTGTAGCAGGTCGGCCGGCTCGCCATCCTTTGCCACGCTCACCAGCAAAACGCCGTCGGCGAAGGATGTCGCTACGGTGGCACGGCGTCCATCTGGTTAATCACATAGCCCCAGCCCTCTGGTGGCGGCACATGCCCAGCGTGCCCACCACCAGGTACTGGCCAGGGCTAAGGTGCTCCACGGTGATATCGGCCTTGCCGAGGGAGGTGATGTTAATGATCGAGCCGTCGCCGAGGATATTGATTGCTGCTCTTGCCATGTTCAGATCGCCTTCAGTGTGCCGTCAGCGGCGCGTGTGGTATTTCCGGTGTGATAAAGCTCGATCACCGGAGTGATCTCGTTGCCGTAAACCGACCAAATTTTGATGGTGCCTGTATTGCCTGGAAGCCCATACGGCCACGCAATTAACAAACGGTTGCCGGAGGAGCCGAACCGGATGGCTTGCTTATACCAGTAGCCGGTGCCTCCGGTGGGTGCGCCGGGCGCCCCTGGTTCATACAGGACTGGGGCGAATCCATGATCAATGTCTGCGTACCAACTCGTCGTTGAGGAAGACGACTTCGCATAGCCAAGCGCTTCAGCGGGTGGAACTTGCCCTACCCCCAATCCCATATTCGCCTGGGCGGCTGTGCCAAGTTCAAGCGCTACCCTTGCTGAAGCGGAATTGGTCGCGCCCGTGCCGCCCTTCGCCACAGGAAGTGCAGCAGGCAGCACTTTTGGCGCCCCTCCGGCCCCCAGCGCGTCATACAGCTCATCGAAGTTCGCATCGATCTTCACGTTGGCGCTGCGAGGCGTGTCTCCGCCCTGTCCGGTTGGGGCGCTACCGAGATTAATAGTCTGTTTTGCCATGTCTGATCCTATATTGGCTTCATTGGTCTGGAGGCGAATAGCGTTCGGCCATTCACGCTCAGCGGGTTAATGCCGTCGAAGTTCTCGCAATACATTTGGAGAACATCACGCCTACCAGGAAGGAACCCACCGTAATTAGCTCTGAAGGGCTGAGTGGTTTGGCCAACGTTTGTAACGGAGAAAAGCGCATTGGCGAGGACGTAATCAGCATAATTCCCGGTCCAAGCCATCTGCGCCGACGACGCGTAATAGCCTGTTCCGGTGATCGGCGTTCCTGCTGTCGCGAACGAGTTATTGGCTGGCTGGCTATTAAGCAGAGCCAGGTTGGCCGACGTGACGAAAGTCCTGTTCCCTGCCGCATCCCGCACTGATGCGCCGTACGCATCCACAGGCGTGTTTGGCACCATGTAGCTTGCACAGAACCAATTGATCATCATCGGATACAGCGCGGTGCTTCCGTGAGCCTGCTGGTTGTTGTAGGCCTTGATGCGGAACCCGGTCCAGTTGCCGGGAGATCCGGTGACGAAGAAGCTCCCAACCATCATGTAGTTGTCGGCATTCAGGAAGATCATCGGGCGCTCGTAGGTCGTGACCGGCTGAGGAAACGTCACAGTGCCATACTGGATCTGATTTGCGCTCCCAGGCCCCTGAAACCCAATATTCATCCGTCCGTTGTAGCGCACGCTGAGCACCCGGTTGATCGCGTCGATCTGTGTGCGGACGTTGTTGTTTGCCGCCCTGATCCCGTAACTGCCTGCTGCCGAAAACGGCTCTCCGCCCTGCGATAGGATCATCACCTGCCAGGTCCTGGTACCGGGCTGTCGCAGCTGCAGCTGTCCGGTAGTTGCCCAGGCAGGCGGGCTCCAGGTGTTGTCGCCTCCGTCAAACAGGGCATCAACCACAACAAAGGACGCCGCCTGGATCTCCGGTATTGCGATGTACTGGTCGAAGGCGTTGTTGCCGGCCACCTGCATCATCTTCAGCGAGCGAATCGGCGTGATGGTGGTGTCCAAGGTGATGGCCCCGGCCGCATCTCGCGTCCGAAGGCCGTACACGTCCGTCATGTCGTCATCCTCCCCACCGCCGTACGCTCGATGTTGTTGGCGTCGTAGACGTAGACCCCGCCGTTATTGATCAGCAGGCTGCCGCTTGCATCCTGCCCGCGAAGAGTGAACGTGCCGTTTACCATGTTCATCTCGATCAGCGGTCGTCCCTGTGAATCGACGGCTTGCGATCGCAATGTCATCCCGAGGATGATCTGCTGGATAAACGCCTGGTTGATCAGTGCGGTGTTGATGAACACCTGGCCGTTCTGCACCACCAGCGGCGCCACGACCTGGCCACCGACCTCATCCACCACTGCAAAGCGCTGGGCGAACGCGAGAAACTCAGAAGTCTCCCCGTTGCTGCCAAATGCCAATCCAGTTGTAACCTGCCTGCCGCCAGCAATTGTCTGCGCCTTGATGGTCACCTTCGCCTCGACTTTGCCGTCCAGGGTTGTGACTGCCTGGCTGACTTGCTGGACGGCAGCACTGGTCTGTCCCTGCTGAGCCTGGACCTGGCTGAACTGGGTGGCCGTGGAGCTCTCGAGGTCAACCACAGACTCACTGACCTGCTGTACCAGTGCATTGGTCTCGCCCTGGCGAACTTCGACCAGGTCAGTGCGCTTGGCCTGGGCAACATCGCCCTCGATCCTGGCTGACAATTCGGACCAGACGCCGACGTAGGTCTCCTCAGAACCCGCGAAGCCCTCTTCGCTACCGGCCATTGTCGGGTTTACCTGGGCGAACACACCGTCCAGTTTCTGCGCATTTGCTGCGACCTGGCCATCAAGGGTTTCAACCGCGCCCTTGATCTGGCTCAGGCCTTCAGCCGTTACGGCAAGCCCGGTTACCGGGTCGTTGACCTTTGACTGTACTGATTGAAGGCTCTCCGCCGTGGCTGTGATCCGGCCATCCTGCTCCTCGATGTCGACACGGTTCTGCTCAACCTGAGCGGCCAGGCCATTCGCCGATTCCACCACCTGGCCAATGTCCAGCCAGTAGCTCGGGTTCGGCGGCGCATTCTCTCCACCGGGCGCTGCCGGCACTGCTTGGATGGCCTGATACAGGCGCTGGCCACCGCGAACCGCATCACCTTCGAGGTAGGCCTTGCCCGGGTCGTAGGCCAGAGCGTCGACCAGGCCGTCGATCTCATCCCGAAGTTCACCGATACGCTCGTTGACCGAACCCGGGCCATTTCCATCGATCAGATCGATGCGCTCCTGCAGCGCTGGCCAAAGCTGGCCCTCTTGGATTTTTCCTTCCAGTGACGCAATCATCGTGCTGACATCCGTGGAGGTGGAAGCAGCAATCTTCAGGAATGCGCTGACGCCGTAGGCATTTCGCGAGCGGATGAAATAGTAGTAGTTGGTGAAGAAGGCCAGGTCAGTGTGCGTCAGGCTCAAGCCCTGGCCGAGGTACGTCGCCTGATCTGCAGTGACCTGCGGGTCCAGGCTGAAGAAGTACTCGTAGGTGCCGCCGTTCAGCCCGTGCTGCACGTTGCTCGGGAACAGGGTGATGGTGTCAATGGTGGACCTCACAGTGCACGCCTCTGGGATCGGAGGTCCGTCGATGTTCACTGTGATGCTGGCCTCGCCGGAGCGGGTCAGCGGGCCGAGGGCGGCAACGCTCATGGTGTAGCTGCCAGAGGGCAGGCCGGACAGCGGCAACTGCAGGGTGGTTGCCGGCACCTGCTGCGCCTGCACCGCAGTGCCGCCCTGACGGATGGTGACCGCATAACCCGTGACGATGCCGGCCGGCTGCGTCCAGCTCAGTACGCCTTGGGTGACTTCGGCAGTCTCGTCGGGCACCCAGGCCAGATTGGTCGGGCTGCCCAGGCCGCCGGCCGGTAGGTTGATGAAGCCGATGGGGTTGTACGGCTGGCCCACGGCATCATCAAATTGCGCTGCATCGTACTGCTGCAGCTGGGCGGTGCAGCCCTGGTCAGCGCCCATGCTCCAGTTGGTAACGATGAACTCGCCCAGAATGTTCAGCGACGGCAGGTTCACGCGCACGGCGCGGCCTGGCCGGCAGTTGTATCCCAGGAAGTTCATGGGAATGCTGATGGTGCCACCTGCGCGCCGGCGGCGAAGCTCGATGTTCGCCAGGCGCTGGGCCTGGTAGGCGTCCGTCACGTAGGAGAAGGTCAGCGTTTCTGCCGCCTCGCCGCCGTCCTCAATCACCCATTCGGCAACGCTGACCTCGGGGTAATCGGTCTCTGTCCACGACTGCGAGGTGTCGATGAAGGTGCCGCGCACCGTGTTGATCGCGGCATCATTGGTCGGCTCGGTGCTGCCGGTGATGGTGCCGATCACCATGTCCTCGGTGATTTCGAAGTCGTACGGGCCGTAGTAGGCCCCAGCCTGGAACATCCAGCGCCCGCCGACGCGAATAGTCCGGCCGCCGCAGGCAGCCTCGAGCTTCTGCAGCACGTTGGTACGCTGCTCGTCGGCGCCGATCACACAGCTGCTGCGGTAGCGCGGGCTAGTGGTGTTGTCAGGATTGGCGACAGATTCGTCGCAGATATTGGCACCGCTAGCGAACGTCTCGAACACGATCTCATCGTCCGGCACGCCGCAACGATTGCGCAGGTACCACAGGATGTGAAGCGCTGTGTTCTCGGTGTAAACGGCTGTTCCGCTGCGCGGGTCGTAAATGTCGTTGCGGCCACGGACGATGAAGCGTGCGTCAGGGATGCCAGAAGGGAATTTCTCGGCGCTGTACTTCAGCGACAGGCGCACGAACGACAGCCCACGGCCGATTTGCTCGTCTTTCCAGTCCGGGCAGTTGGCCTTGAGGAACGCGTTCACTAGGGTCGGGTTTACAACCAGCTCATAGGTGGCGTGCTCGCCGTAGGTGGCAATCTCCTCCTCGCCCAGGTAGATGTTCTCCAGCGCGTCGACTGGTCCTTCACAGAGCACGTACACCAGGTGCAGCCACTCGCCATCGGCTTGGTCGCCGACCTGCTCCTGCGCCCACACCAGCACTCCACCAGTGCTGACACGGCCAAGGATGAAGCGCGCCGGCGCCTTGGACGAGCGGACGGTCTGCGCCGACGGCTCGTTGTCGCGCATCGGCGACTTGGTGTTCAGCTTCTCCTGCTGCTCGGCCATGTAGAAGGCCATACCGGCGCCGGCCAGGGCGCCGAGCGGGTTGCCGCCACTAGAAATAAAGCCAACTACTGCGCCTACAGCTACCTGAGCAATCTTCCTGACGCCACCGGACATTATTCAACTCTCCAGACTGCAAGCGGATCGCACACCACGCGGGCGACCCCGTCGTCAGTGGTCGCCCAGAATTCATTTGCCCAATACACGGCCATGGACCGTCCGCCGGGCGCTTCGTAGATGGCGATGTCGCCGCGCTGGATGAAAGCTGGCGCCACCCGGGCGAAGCAGGCATCCCATGCTGCCTCAAGGCTGCCGTGCCGCTTCTTCAGCGCCCGCTTCGCCCCTGCCTCGGTCTTGTAGGTGCCGCGGTACGCCTCAGCCGGGTCGGTACCGCACACCGCTACCGCGCAGTCCGCCGCGAACAGGCAGCAGTCAAATTCGCCCCATGAAAAAGGCCGCTCTATGGCGGCCTTGATCACTTCGCTGAGGCGTGTGGTCCAGTCTCGGTAGCGCATGGCTATTTCTCGTAGGTGAACGTCGGAGCGTCCTTCTTGGAGCCCCAGTAGATGGGCCATTCGGACATTTGGGCGATGGCATAGAAGAAGCGGTCGCCTTGGTGGCGGGCCCGGTGGTTCTCGTCGGTGAAGCGCTCGGTACCCGTGCGGCTCCACTCGGCCATCCGGTCAACGATCGGGACGGTGATCTTGTTGCCGTCCTCGCCATTGCCGGCGTAGGAAAAGGTGGCTGCGTCCATGCGGCCAGAGAACAGGATGTCGGCGGCATAGCTGCCGTCCTGATCGAACACGACAAACATCAGCTTGCCGTTGCGACCCCGGCACCCCTTGAGCGAGGTTTCGGTGATGATCTGGGTGTCCAGGCCGTTGAGCGTCAGGTCAATGGACATGGGAGATCCCGAGTTGCTGCTCTCCTGCGACTGACCAACCGCGCCGAAGGTGCCGACGCCCTGGTAGGTGATCCCGTCGATCACCAGGTCGCCGGTCCCGGTATGTGCGAAGACCATCCCGTCGGGGAAGTCCAGCTGGCAGGCATAGACCGCCATGAAGTTGCCCTTGGCGATGATGTCGACAACCGTCTGGCTGAACGGGAAAACGCTGGTGGCCATCAGAATGCCTCTCTGAACTGCAGGGTAGAGTTCGAGACCACTGGCTGGGTGGTCCATTCGTTGGTGTCGTCCATGCGGCGCATCTCGCAATAGGGGTTCTGGTACTCGACCGGACTGCCGGCCGGTATCACCTTGCGGATGCGCTTGTTCACCGAGATCAGGGCATTGCCGGCGGCGTCGGAGGAAGCGTGCTCCACCACCTCGAACATCTCACCGCCGATGGTGATGAGATCGCCGCGGCTGAATACCGGCCGGCTGGCCAGCATGCCCTGCAGCTGCATGATGCTGGACTGGGCATTGGCGACCGCCACCGTCGGCGTGCCGATATTGTCCGTGCGCGCCCGGGTGAGATACGGGATATTCACCGTGCCGAACATGCCATGCAGGCGGCCCAGCAGCGAAGTCAGCTCGCGCTCATCCTCCTCGTACAGGAAGCCGAAGGTCATGGTGCACTTCCAGTAGGAGCCAGGCTGAGCCACGATCTGCTGAGCATTCGACAGCGAGGAAGTGAACCCCCGGTTGTTGTAGATGACGCCCCAGGTGACCTCAGTGGGCTCCAGGTCCTCGGGCCATTCCTCCGCCATTGGTTCACTCCAAAAAGAAAGCCCGCCGAAGCGGGCTGTACGTTGTTACCGGCGCTGCAGCATCTGCCGCCCGGCGCCATTGGTCTTGAAGTCTCGCAGCATCAGCTCGTAGCCATCCCGCGCCCCCTGCTCGGCGGCACGCCGAACATCGGCCACGGTTGCTGCATTGGCTTGCCCACCAACCTGAATGTGCTGAGTGATGCCACCGAATGAGATCGAGGACGCCCCGCTGTCACCGCCGGCCTTCATGGCCACCACCCCCAACGAGCCGTCAGGCCCGCGCGCCAGCGGCATGATTGCCTCCGGCCCGGCCTCCGCGAAAATGCCCGCTCCCTTGGCAAAGGCGAACATCTGCGGGCTGTCGTGCACCTGGTTGGAGAACGAGGACAGGCTGGGCGAGTCATAGACGCCGCCTTTGGCGTTGGGAATGACCTCGCTGAACCCTGTCATGGTCCCCTCACCAAGCGCGGCGCTGCCGCCACCGAAGAAGCTGAAAGCCCCGCCGAGGAAGCCCACCATGGCCTTGCGCACCTGAATGCGGATCAGGTCCTCGACGACCGAATCGGCGAAGTCCTTGAACGACAGCTTGCCGGTTTTCACGAACTGCGTGAGCGCATCCTCGGCGCCGCTGAACATATTGCCAAACAGGTCGCGAGTCTGGCCGGCAACATCGGCGGCGCTGTCGTGGTAGTCGGCCCAGGCCGATGTAGCGCCGTTGCTCCACTCAGCCTGCGCAGCATCGATCTTGGTGAATCCATCCCGCTGCGCCTGGACCAGCTTGTCGCCATATTCCTGCCGGAGCGCGATCTGCTTCTCCAGTTCCTGCCGCTGCTTCTCGGTCGAGGCCGTGGCCAGCTCATCCCGCAGCGCAAGGATTTTGTTGTTGTTGTCCTGCTCGAGCGCAAGGCGGGCCTGCGTGCGCTGAGCCTCCTTGTCTCCCATCCCGACAGCTGCGGCTTCTGCATCGGCCTGCTGTCGGGCGATTGCGAGCTGACGCTCCAGGTTGGCCTGGTACTTCATGGCCTGCGACAGGCCGGTGGAGGCCTGCACCGCCGTGTTGAATTGATCAGCCAGCCAGGCGACACCGCGACCGTACTCCTCCTGGGTGATTTTGTTGTTCTTCAGCAGGAGATCGAGGTTGGCGACCTGCTTCTTGAACTCATCAGTTGCAGCTCCGACTGGGTCGAAGGTCTTCTTCAGCTGATCGTAAGCCGTGGAGGCCTCCTTCAGCTGCTGCGTGAGCTTCGCCTGGGCCTGGGTGCTGTCCTTCGTTTCATCCTTTGCTGCTTTATCGGCTTCCTTCTGGGCATCAACTGCCTTGGCACGATCGCGGATTTGCTTGGCCAGAGCGCTCTCAGACTGGATCTTGTTGTCCGTGATGAAGCGCTCTGCCGCTTCGACGGCTGTCTTGTCCCTCAGTTTGGCGAGCTGCTTATCCAGGGTTTCGAGATAAGCCTGGCCAGCACTGTTCGCCTCTGTCTGGGAAGAGCTATTCGCGCCGGTCGAAACCGTGTTGCGATTCGTCTGGTCGGTCAGATCGGAAAGCTTTGACTTGAGATTCTGCAGGCTTCCACTCAAGTCGGAGGCCTTGATCTGACCAGTCTCGATTGCTCGGGCCATGCCCTCAGTAACGCCTGGCATACCCCGCAGCTCGTCGGCAACTGCTTTCCAGTCCACCGCAGTGCCGGACGAAGCATCTTTGGCCGCGGTGCGCACCAGGTCGATGGCCTTCTGCGCTTCCTCAGGAATCGGAGCCAGACCAGCAATGAAGCCATCAGCACCAGCGGCGCCGACGTTGCGCAAATCGCTCTCGAACTTGTCCGCAATGGCTCCGGCCGCCTGAGTAAGCTGGCTCTGGGTGTCTTCGATCTTGCCCTGCAACTCCCGTAGCGCCACTGCCTGAGTCGCGCGATTGAGTTTGTTGAAGCGTTCCAACAGCTTGTCGAGTGGATCGGTCAGGTCGCCAAGCTTTTTCTCCAAGGAGTCGGAGTTGTCCCGCAGCGTTAGGAACGCGATGCCGGCGCCCACGGCCAATGCCGCCAGGCCAGCCGGTCCGCCAAGCACACTCATCAAGCTGGAAGAGACACCCTTCAAGCTAGCCTGGGCTACTGCGAGTCGGTCAGTCGCAGCGCGCTCAACCATCCGAGCCTCAGCAAGCTGGATTGACATCTGAGTTTGAACAGCGGTGCCTTTAGCTGCAATTGCTTCTTTTTCGGCTCGAATCACAGCCGACTGGGCGGCCTGCTGGTTGGCGATCGCCACACGAACGGCGGTCGCGGCCTGGGCGATGTTTGCATCCGAAGCCTGCTTTGTCGAAATCACCGACTTTGCAAGGTTCGACAAATAGCTAAGGAAAGATGCCGCTACTTTGGCGCCCATCACACCAAGCAGGATGTTGAAGTTGTCTATCAGGAAACCAATCGCCGACCCTAGAGCCTCTGACGCCCCGTTGTCGGTCATAGATTGCAGGCTGCGCGTGGTCGCTTCGATTGCAGGCAGCAATCCAGTTACTAGCTGACGAGTCGCGCCAGCCCAGGAGGTTTCTAGATCAATTACGGCTTGATTGACTTCAAGGATGCGACGAATGTCCAGGCTAGAAAGAACTGAACCAGCAGTCTCAGCGCGGTCGCCGGCCTCCTTGAATCCCTGGCCGGTATTCTTGAGCAAAGGAACTAGAGCTGTCGCTTCGTCAGCCATCTGCTCCATGTAGGAAGTAATTTGCTGCTGACTTGCCCCAGCCTTTACGAGAGAGTCGTAATAAAGCTGCAAAGCCTGAGGGCCGGACAAATTTCTAAAGCTCTCTGCCGTGACGCCAACCTGCGGAGCAATCTCGTTGAAGAAGTCCTGCAGCTCGCCGCCGCCGCGAGAGATGAACTCGCCAACACGATCAGTTGTGTCTTTATAAATATCAGCAAGCTTTTCCTGATCAACACCTACCAACCGAGCACCCGCAGCTAGGCGCTGAAAGTCTTCAACCGAGGTATTGGCCAGATTGGATAGGTTCTGCACCTCTTGCGCGTAATGAAGGGTGCTGCTGGTGATCGCAACAAGGCCCGCGACCGCCCCTGCTGCTGCAATGCCAACGCCTGCGAATGCGGTGCTGACAGCCTTCTGCAGAACAGTCGAATGAGCCTCGATACGATCAAATGCATCATCAACCTGCTTGAGACTGTCGTCGATCTTGCTACTGGTTTGCGAGACGCTCGACTCTGCTCTAGCCATTTCCTGCCGAAGCTGAGCAGTAGTTGCTTCAATCCGAACGAGCATGCCCTGAATATCAGTATCAGCCATGCGTTTCTCCAGGCATAAAAAAACCCGCCGGAGCGGGTTTGCATTTCTAGAATTCAGCGCTGAGCATTTCGCCTATTCGCTTCCTCGGCAATCTTCTGCGCTCGCCGCGCAACAGCCTCGGGGCTTTTCTCTCTGGTCATAAAGTGATGCACCGTCAACGCAACGCCAACGACTGCAATAACAACCCCACTAACAATCAGGAGTCCAGCATATGCTGGGATGATAATTAGTAGTGTCCACGGCGCAATCAAAACGATGATGACCAGCAGCAGAAATATTTGCATTGAGATCTCCCTGAGCTCTATTTTCGGCGGGCACGAAATCTGCTGAGTATACATCTTGCTCACGCCTGTTTGCGTCCGCTGAGGGCAGCCCGGAGCTTGTCGGCAACGCCCAGCGGCTTTTCGGGCTTGTCCTGAACCTTACCACTGCCGCCGAACGGATGAGTCATGCGTGCCCATTCGACCCGGGCATCCATAGCCAGAAACAGCTCAGGGAGCGGCGTGGTCCAGGCATCCTGCGGCGACCAGCCAAGCCAGCCCACGGCGACCGAGAACATACGATCGACGTAGCTCCCGTTCTCTACGGCGCTGACGCCGTCGCCGCCTGCTGCTTTCCCGGATCACCTCCCCGGGGGTTGTAGAGCGCATACAGGTAAGCCGTCGCCGCAGGCACCAGGTCAGCAACGCCCTGCTGCCAGATCGCCTCTGCCAGCTTTTCAACGGCCTCCTTGTCTTCCATGCCGGAGCCGGCAGCAAAGACGACGGCGACAGCATCAACGCCTACTGCGCGCAGCCTTTCGGACGCACCACGGAGCCCACCAAAGTGGGCCTCAATGGTGCGGACCGCCCTGAGCGTTGGCGACAACACAAGCACTCGCCCGCCCACAGTGACTTCGGTTGTACCGTGCAGAGTTTTGCTCACTGACGCCCCCTATCAGACAGCCGCGGCGGCTGGAATTTCCAGCACGTCGGAGTTGATACCCAAGGTGATATTGCGGCGCACCACGTTGTCGGCGGCACCAGGCGCAACGGTGTTGTTCATCACCTTGACCCGCATGTAGAAAGTGGTCGGATTGATGACCGGAGTGGCGGTCGGATCACCGTCGTTCAGGGTGATCTTGATGTTGTAGTCGCCCTTGCTGCGGTCCTTGTGCGCGGTCTTCACTGCGCCCTGGCCAGCATCACCGTTGTCCAGGCCGACGGTGATCGTCAGGTCGCCCGCGTCGGCAGTGCCTTTGTATTTGCGCACGCGACCGTCTTTCAGCGAGGTGAAGTTCACGCTGCTGAAGGTGTCACCGAACTCGCCCAGGTCCTCGATCTCGCCCACTTCAACGTAGGTGTCGGCCTTGTAGTCGGTCTCGGTGTTCGCGCCGGTCTTGCCGCCAATGAAGAAGCGGCAGCCGGCAGCTGTGTTCAGATTGTCTTCTGCGGGCATGGGTATTCCTCCAAAGCCACATTGGATAGAAGCCGCAGGGCGGCCGGTGGGTACTTCAGTGGGTAGTGATCACACGGATGGTGACTGCTCCCTGGTAGGTGATGCCGTCAGCATCGCGCTGGGCGTCAGCTTGCTCCACCCGAACAGACACGGCCCGCCCCACTTCAAGCGGTAGCCTGCGCTCATCGAGAGCAGCGATGATCTCGCCGTTGATTGCCTTCACCTCAGCCTGGCCGACCTTGTCGGACCAGACCGAGAGGTAGATCAGGCGCTGCTCACGCTTACGCCCGGAAATTGGCCGGATGTTCGTGACGATCTCCCGGTCAATCGAGATGTACGGCTTTGCCGTGTTCATGTCGGCGCCGTCGTAAATTGGGCAGCTGACTTCAGCCTTGAGCCTGGCGAAGATCGCCTTCTGTAAAGCAACTGATGGATCAGCCATTCCCGGTCCCCTGGCTAGCGCGGCTCAATGTGCGCCTGACGGCTTCCTCCAGGTCGGCCAGCACGAACTCACGGTTGACTTGGATCGATGGCCGGAGCCACGGATGGGCAGGCCGGGCCGGGATATCCGGGTACTTGCCGAAGAAGTTCTTGCCGTCGGACTTGTTCTTGGTGTCGCGTTGGCGAAGCGCATTTCGCCGTCCGCGCAGCTTCGACTTGTCGCGATTGTTGGTGTGGACTCCGCCGACAGCGTCAATGTCGGCACGTTGGTACATGGTGCCGGAGTAGCCCTTCGTGCCGTACTCAAGGAAACGCAGGTAGAAGTATCGCCGGCTGTCGCGCTTGCCCCTGATGCCGATCTGAGCGTCCAGCCCGCTCGGTGCAACATAGGCACGCAGTGCCCCTGACGCTGCTCCAGTGTCCTTGGGTATCAGCTGCTGCATGGTCTGCAAGACGCGAGCTGCAGCCTTTTCCATGGCAGGTTTGAGCTCGTTGTCCATTGTCTTGTGGATGTTGCGGAGTGTCCGGCGAAGTTTGATGTTGCCTGTCAGCCTGGACCGGCGAGCCACGGCCCTATTCCTTGGCCTGGTCGGCCTTCGCCGGCTTCGCGTTTACCGGAGGAGTGTCAACGATTGCCACCGCCCAGCCCCTGGCAATCAAGCCCTCAGCCTCTTCTTTCTTCAGGTCGAAGATCTCGCCCTTTTCACGCTCGCCAGAGGCGCCGGTCAGCGGCCCCAATGCTTGAATTTTCATGGTTCACCTCACGCGTTAGGAACGCTGGAGCACAGCAGCCGCAGCATGTCCCGTTCGTTATTGAGTAGCGGCGCCTCAACCTTGTAGGTCACGCCCGATCGCTTATCGGTTAACCGCCAGCCAGCGGCGATGTCTGACCTTGGCCGGGTGCGGATCTCGGCACTGATCACTGCCTGCAACTGCTCGGCAACTGGAGAGACGCGGCCAGTTGGCATGGCCACCTCAGCCCAGATCTCACCCATAGCGAGCCAGCCATCATCAAAGCCGCCGGTGTCGTTCTGCGCTCTGTGGGGCTTGGCCAGCTTCAAGCGATGCCGCATGGGTCCTGCTCTCATCAGAATCGCTTCCTGTACCAGAGCAACCTTTCGACTGCCAGAGGCATGGCGGTGGCGATAGTGCCGACGGCGACAGCCTCCCGGTTGGCATACCAGTGCCCGACCAGCAGCAGGATTGCCTGCTCGACATCACGCGTCAGGCCCATCTCTTCGGGCTCTACCGGGTCGACCTCGACCAGCTTGCGGTCACAGTGCTGCTCGACGTGGGCCTTGGCCGCTTCGACGTAGCCGCCGATCAGGGCGTCTTCTTCATCGCCGTCGACCCGCAGGTGCATCTTCACGTTGGCCAAGTCGATCATTTACTTGCTCTCTTTCGGGGCCGTGGGCTTGGCTTCCTTGGGCTTGGTTACCTTCGGCTTGCCGTTGGTATCCAGCTCAACGACCAGGCCTTTGCCCAGGATCGTATGGGCGTACTCGTCGTCGGCCTTCTCGAACTCCTGGCCACGCTTGACCTTGGCCGAGTCGGCGCCCAGCAGTTCGGCATTGCCGACGAAACCCCACAGAGCTTTGATGTGCATACTGCCTCCAGAAATAAAGAGGCCGGCGATGTGCCGGCCTTGAAGGATGGGTTAAGCGGCGACAGGGAAGTTGCCCTTGACCAGGGCTTCCTTGCGGCGCACGCCCAGGCCCAAGCGCTCCTCGACCAGCAGCGCCACTTCGTTGCGGATGAACTGGTCGTTGATCAGGCCCATCTTGAACTCGTAGGCCATGCGGTCGAACAGCGTGGTCGAGCGCGCAAAGTTCGCCACCAGGAACTCGCCGCCGGCGTCGCCATCACCCTCGTCCATGCTGTCCGAGGTGATCACTGGACGCCCCCACAGGATCGGAGTGACCAGGCCCTGCAGGTTGGCGAACAGGTAGCGGTTCTCGCCATCCTTCTGCAGCTCGATGTTCATCCAGTCGAGCTCGGTCATCACCACACCGTCGGCCGACATCAGCGACTGCTTGCGCACTTGGTAGATGGCGCGGCGGACCAGATCGATGGCGGTATCGCTCGCCTTGCTCAGCGCGGTGTTGTAACTGGTGGCCTGGGTCATCAAGCCGTTCAGGTTCTCGCCGGTACCATCACCCTTGAGGATCTGCGCCTCCTCCTCGAGCTTGAGGTCGTAGCGCAGCAGCTGCTGCAGGTAAGCGAACATCTGCGGCACGTCGGACAACACCTCATCGGTGGCAGGCATCCACACCGCGATTTTCTTCACCCGGTCAGTTTCGGTGGTGAAGGTGACGTTGCTGGTCGGTTTCAGGCCGCCCTCGGCCACCGGCTTGGCGCCACGGGTATGCAGGTTCTCGCGGAAATAGGTGTAGCTCTGGCCGCTGACCGGGATGGCGGTCAGCAGGTCGCGGATGCGCAGCTCCTGACGCAGCCCTGGCTGGATGACCGGGTCATAGTTCGGCGCCACGATACCGGCGCTGGTGACCTTCATCTCCTTCATGCTCGCCAGGTCGGACTTGGTGACTTCAATCTTGGCCTGGCTGGAGCCCTTCTGCTGCAGGCTCTTGTAGCTGTCGTCGCCCTTCACCAGGTCGATGAAGCTCTTACCCTCGCCCGGCTGGCCGCGCAGCTTGACGCCCTTCTGCTCCAGATCGACGACTTGGTCGATAACCTTCTGCAGTTCGCCCTTCTGGTCTTCGATCTGCTTCTTCAGATCGCCAGTGATCTGGTTGCCTTTCTCGACCTCGGCCATGGCCGCGTCATACTTTTTCTGCAAATCGCCGAAGCCGGTCTTCAGTTGCAGCTCCAGGGATTCCTTGATGTCTTTCACTTCGCTCATGGCGATACTCCGAAATGGTGGGTGAACAGGGTGGAAATTTCTTTCAGCTCATCCACGATCGCCGTGGCCTCGCTGCCGCCGTCACGGCGCAGCGCGGTGTAGCCGAGCGAAGCGACTGCCGCCGCCTCCTTCTGCGAGAGACCCATGCGTTCGCGCAGGGCCTTCTCGAAAAGCCTGATGTCCGACTTGACGCTGAGGACTTGAGCCTCGGGGTTCATGCCGAACGGTACGAAGGAGGCCTCCCAGAGTTCGGCCTCCTTGATGACGCGCACGCGCCGCCCGGCGCGCTCTTCGAAATCTGCCTTAATGGTGTTGAAGCCGATCGACATGCTGTCGAGGATGTCGGCCTTCATCAGCTCGTAGGCATCACGGGCATAGCTGACGCCCAAGTTGACCTGGCCCTTAAGCAGCAGACCGTGGTCGTCCTGGGTGTAGTCGGCGGCGCCGACCAGCCGGGTCAGGTCGTGATACAGCGCCAGCTTGAGCTTGCCAGCGCGCGTGGCCTTCACCCGGGTAAAGGCGCCGGGCAGGATCACGTCGTCGCCCAGGTCAACGTTGTTGAACACGGCGGCATAGGCCTCGAAGTTACCCGCCTCGTCCACCGCCTTAAGCTCGATCGGAACCTCAAGAGTCGCCATTGCTTTGCATCTCCCACCGGGTGACCCGGGCATAGTCGCCGCCCAGAGGCGGGTAGTTTTCTTTCTCGCGGACCTCGTCGATCGATAGCCAGCCTGATCCGCCCGAACCCCCGAGCGCAGCCTGGAAGTAGGCGGCCCGGCCCGCGCTGTCCGCGCGCAGCAGCCCTTCTACGACGAACTCGACGAAGCGCGTGGTTGTACGGAACAGCTTGTCGTTGAGCTCGTCCTCGACGGCGTCGATGTAGGGTTTCAGGCCGAAGGTGATGTACCCGGTGAGCTGCTGCTCCAGGTTCGAACCCATGATCGAGGTCTTGCCCGCGCGGTTGGCCAGCCACAATGGGACGCCGTAAATGCCCGCCAGTGCTTCTTCCTGAAACTGCTGCGACTCGATGAACTGCGCATCCTTCTGGCTGATGCCGGCCGGGACGATCTTCGGGTTGCCCTGCAGGACGGCCATCTTGCCCATGTCGTCGGCGTCGGCCTTGCGCACGTCGGGAAACTTCTTCATGACCATGGCCTGCTGGGCTTCGGTCAGGAACTGCTCGTAGATGACATAGCCGCCGGTGAAGCCGCCCTTACGCATGAATCGCGCCGACCAGCGCTGACCGGCCTTTGCCAGGCCCATGGTTTCAGCCTGGTGCTCGATCGGCGACAGGCCGGTAATGCCATCCATGCTGAACAGTTTGAAATGCAGCATGTTCTCCGGAGAGACCGGAAAGCGATCGCCCTTGCTGGGCGTCACCATGTAGAGCAGGTCCTCATCGGTGTCGATGCTGACCGTCCTTCCATCCAGCGGGATCAGCCCGATGGGGTCTCCATGAATGTTGCGCTCAATCAGGGCAAAGGCATTGCCACGCAGCGCCATGTTCACGACCACGAACTTCAAGAAGTTCAGCCGGGTCATGTACGGGTTAGGCTTGTTCAGCAGCTTCTGCGCCCGATCCTTGCCGTCGACCATTGCCCGGTTGCCGTCCTTGTCGTCGTATAGCTTCAGCGGCAAACCGCTGAGCGATTCGGACAGGATCTTGACGCAGGACCAGACCATGCTGATCGACAAGGCGGCCTTGGTCGTGACCTTAATGCCGGAGGCAGTGGTCTTGCCACCTACTTCCATGTCCACTTCGACGTAGTCGCCGGTGGTCGGGTCGGTGTAGCCGAAGAACCGCCAGGTGCTCGGGTTGTACCACTTGAATGACATGGTCAGCCTATGAGGTCAAAGAAGCCGTTGTTGAGGTAGTTGTCCATGCCGCCCTTGGCGTCGGGGTTGAGCGCCATCAGGGTCACTGCGTTGAACAGCGCCATGAGCGGGTCAATCTTTGCCGAGCCGCTGGCCTGCTTGGTGATGAGGATTGCGTTGCCTCGCGGTTCTACCCTGGCGTTACCGCAGCACCAGGCCATCATCGGCTGGCCGCCATGCCAGAGGCCGCCTTCGGCGAGCTTGCGCTCGGCGGTCTTGATGGCGCCGCCCAGCGTGTAGCCCTGCTTGACGCCGCCGATCTTCTCGCGGGGGATGCCCCTCGCCTCCAGCGCATCGAGGATCGCGCCGATACCCACCGGGTCGAGGCCTACCTGATCCAGTAGTCCTGCCTCCTCTACCTGGGCAACCAACTCGGCAATCTGATCAACGTCATCACCGATACGCTCCACCAAAGTGAGGTGGCCATCGTTGGCAAAGTCGCGGATACGCGGAGCCTCTGCCTTGCGCCGCTCGAGCACGGACGGATGCGCCCATGCGTGCGTCCAGGTCAGCCAACGGCGGCTATCCCGCTCACGCCCTACAGCAGCAAATCCGAGCAAGTCATCGAGGCCACCGCCGTCGATACCGATGTCGATCACTTCGCAGCGCTCGATCAGGTCCTCCAGCGTTCGGCAGCTCTTTGAAACTTGCTGCTCCCAGTAGTCCGCCCCTGCCCAGCGATCCGAAAGCAGTGCAAGACCGATCTCGACATTGAGGTGTTTTGCCAGGAAGCCTCGGAACGACTCCTCGCCGTCCATCTGAGCCTGGGCGTAGCCGCGCTCGATGAACGGTTCGTCTACCGACAGCCCCAGATTGGGGTTGGTGATATAGGCGTTGGAAAAGTCCCTGTGAGCGCCTGCGTCGAGCATCGCCTTCGGGAACTCGTACAGCACCGGCAAGAACGACTTGTCGACGATCTCACCATCACGAACCTTCCGGGCGTACAGCAGCTTTTGCCGGAACACGCCGGCAGGCGGCGCATCGGACTGAGTGGTAGCCCAGATGATGAAGCCTTCCGGCCGAGACGCCAGGCCGCCGGTAGCTTCGCGCAGCATCGCCTCGGCGTTGGCCCGCTTGCCGAACACCCACAGCTCATCGACAAACACGCCGATGGCCTTCTTGCCGGACACTGTCTCGCTGTCGGCAGCCACTACCTTGAGGGTGGCGTTGGTCTGCCGGTGAGTGACGGTGCGCAAGTGATCCTGCACCTTGAGTAAGGCGTCGAGCTCCTCGTCCGCCCGCACCATGTCGCGGATCGGGATGTAGGAGTTGTCAGCGATTTCCTTGGTCGGCGCCAGGATGATGAACTCGCCCGAGGGCCGCCAGTTCAGGATCAGTGCCGTCAGCATGATGCCGGCGGCGATCGTTGACTTGCCGTTCTTCTTGCTGATCAGCAGCATGAACTCGCTGACCAGGCGCCGGCCTTCGTCGGGGTCATACGCTCCGAAGATGGCTGCCACAAACTGGTTGACCCAGTCGCGCACAGTCTCGGACATCAGCGGACTGCCGGTGGCATCTACCATGCGGAGCGCACCGAACACATCGAGGGCTTCCTCGGCCTCGGTGGGGAACAGCGGCTTGAATGGAATCAGGCTCTGGCGCGCAACGATGCGCTGCTCCCAGTCGGGGCATGCAGTTGTCCACTCCATCATTTCACCGCCCTCAGCGGACCGCGCCGGGCGCCGAACTTACCGGTGGCTGCTTCGGCAGCCTTGTCCTTGGCCTGATCTTTCTTGCCGCTCTCCCCTTTGCGGGGGTGCACGAAGGGCATCAGGGCCTTGGCCGCATCGACGCGCAGTTTTGGCTCGGACCCAAGGTCGTTCATCACCGACAACAGGAAATCCTTCGGATCGCGGTGGAGCAGTGCCTGCATCAGGTCGAAACCAGCAGGCTCGGGCTCGGCATGCTCGTCCGTCGCAGCGGTCGGTTCGGTCGCCGACTCAGCTTTAGCCGATGGCTCCGTCGCGGGCTTAGCTTTAACATGCGCTTTAACATCTGCTTTAACATCTGGCGGCATCAGACCCAGAGCGCGCAGCTTGGCCAACTCGGCAGCTACGTCCTTGTCCTTCACCAGCCGAGAGCCCGCCGCAGACGCTGTCTTCTCGGAATAGCCAGCCGCTACAGCCGCGTCCCGATTGGACGCACCTTCCCTCAGCGCAGCGATGAATGCACGCTTGCGGGATGTTAAAGCCATTTAACAAAAATCCTGTGGGGGAAAAAAATCTGTACGTGGGGTCGGTGGCGGTCTAGCTACGTGAGAATCGCTATATTTTGACCTCCCCCCACCTTGGAAGCACGTCAGTGGCGTGCCTCTCGATGTCACAGCAGGCCTCGCGCCGTTCCGCTGGCGGTCAGCCCGTCAGGCCAGCAGCCTCCTCGGCCTGCTTGACCGAGTCGTGGCAGGGCTTGCAGAGCGGCTGCCAGTTGGCCTGATTCCAGAAGAGATCCTTGTCGCCGCGGTGTGCCACGATGTGGTCGACAACGCTGGCCGCTGCCGTTCGCCCTTGACGGGCGCAGTAGGCGCACAGCGGGTTGTCACGCAGATACTGTTCTCGCGCCTTCTGCCATCGGTAGTCGTAACCACGCTGGGAACTGGTCATGCCGCTTCGCCAGCTGCCAGGTGTGATCACCTTGACCCGCGACCCTGCGCTCTCCTTGATGCGAGAGCCGAGCGTCTTGAGCCTGGCCATGACTAGCGTTTCCGAGGTCGATTGAGTGCGCGGCGACCGCACCGAGCCAGGACCATGTCCTGCACCTGGTGGATAGCCATGCAGAACTCATGCTGCTCAAGCGGGTGCTCGATGGGCAGCTTCAGGTACTCATCCCATGCATCAGCGAGCAGCTGAGCAACCTTAGCTTCCTGTTCGGTGAGTTCGGTCTTCATGCCTCACCCCTGAGCCTTTCTAGATAGGAACAGATCGGAGTAGCCGCGAAGCTTCTCCACACCCATGAACCCGACAGCGCCGCCGGCGAATGTGGCCATACCCTGTGGCAAGCCCATCCATTCGAGCAGCGGCACCAGGGCCAGGGTGATCAGGCCGCACAGCGCACCTTCCAGCAACATCTGCCGACGGTTGCCTCCGCCATACATCACGCGGAATACAGCGATGGCGACCGACAGGCCGGCGGCGTAGAGCTGCGGCTGGTGGGCGATCACCCAAGCGATGAGTGCGGCCCAGAGGCCAGGGTCTTTCTCGGGCATCGGGGCCATCTCGATTCCTCCCTTTGCGGGGAGCGGAAAAAGAAAAGGCCCGCCGTTGTGGCGAGCCTAGGAGTGGGTGCGGAAGGCTGGGGCGACCAACCACCCAGCGAGAACAGTAGAGGAGCCTTATGCCCAGCGAGGTGGCTGCGCCTGGGCCGAGGTCGGTCGGGCCATTGCTTGCTCCGTAAATGAAAATTCGTGCACCGACGTAAAACCGGTCGGATGCTTGCCCAGGAGCCCCCTAGAGGCTAAAAGGAATGTTGCCCGATCTGGCCTCACTAGAGGGAACTAATAAATGCCGATCAGTGACATTTTTTTAATCGCTTACAAGCTCCACGGGGAGGCTCGCGAATTCATCGTCCGCGCCGAGCGAATGAATAACGCTGAGGCTTGGCACTGGGCGGCCTGCGAAGCTGGCGTAGGAGTCATTCCTAAATTCACTGCTTCGGATATCAGGAAGGTCTCTCGACCTGTTGCTGAGCGCTTCGGCATAACTGACGTCCAATGGCGGAGGTCCGGCAACCTATGAAATACCGCATCGACTACAACCTCAAAGGCCATACCAGATTCTGGATATGCGATTGGTCTAGCACGCCGAACGAAGACAATGTGCTGACCGCTCTCCTCCGTCTGCATGCCCCCGCTGCCCCCTTGCCTGAGGCGCGCGCGCCGTGCCGCTTATCACATGATGATCTCCGCATTGCGGTCGCAGATTTGGGTATCTCGGATGTACGCTTTGAGGGGGATGATTAGCTATGCCGGGGCACCCAGGCCGACGCTGGCAAGTACGCCGGTCACTGCAAGGGCGCCGGTGCTTGGCTCGGCCATAGGTGATGCTCCATAGAAAAATGAACCCGCTCATGGCGGGCTAAACACAGCAGATCAGCGGCGGAACAGCATGCCGCCAGGGCGGAGCTCTTTGCGGATGACTTCACGGACGGTATCAACCGCATCGATCTTGGAACGGAGCTCCTGACCAAGCTCGCTTTCGGCGATCTGGCTGGAGATCTCATGCAGTCGATCCGCCAAGCCATCCTTGGTTTCGCTCCGGGCAGGATCGACGCCAAGGCCAATGCCAGTGCAGATGTAATCACCTTGGGAGTTCTTCGCCATGCTCACTGCGAACCGATCAGCAGCCGTCAGGAGCTTTCCTGCCAGCAATCCTTCGCCTGGCTTCCAGTCAGCCAGCGCATCACGCAGTTCGCCCTCGCTGTCATCGTCACGACATGGCTGTTCGGCAGGCCGCTCATCATCCATGCAGCGGCCCAGCCTGACGACGACCTTGCCGTTGGCCGTGATGCACACGCCGTCAGCATTGATGGTCATGCCAGGCCCGGCCTGACGGGCAACCCGTTCTGCTGCTTCCTGATCAGTCTCAAGGCGCCGGTAGGTCAGCGTGGTGCGGATGTCCGATCCGTCGTGATCGAACGAAATATCCTCGGTCGAGAACTCGGCATCAGCGCGGAACTCGACCGGCACCTTGCCGATCTGCTCCTGCAAGAACGCCAGGCGGGCCTTAGCCCCTGCCGGGACTTCGCTTTCTGGCCACTCGCTGGCGGTGACGGTGATCATCTGCGGGTCGCTGGGCAAAGATCCGACAGCCATATGACCGCTATTGATCTCCATGGCGCCCGCCTTGAGATCCAGGCGGTAGCCGGACATGCCGGGAACATAATCGGCACTCTGAATAACGTTGACGTCCAAGGCAGGCTCCTGAAACGAAAAAGGCCCGCCGAAATGGCGAGCCCTTGGAATGGGTAGAAAGGTGGCTCCGTGCTATCGTCGAGTTTCCACACAAGACGTTTCACGGAGCGAAAAACGATGAAGGTAACCCTCAAGTGCGCCAAGTGCGGCAGTGACAAGTTCGAGGTTCCGGCTAGGCCGAACAACAACTCGAAGGTCACCTGCGGCAAGTGCGGCGCTATCGAGACTTACGGAAAGCTCATGAAGGCTGTGGGTGACAAGGTCACGAAAGACCTGGAGCGGCAGCTCGGGAAACTGTTCAAGTGACTTGAGCGTTTCGCTCAGAGGGCGCAGGAAGTCAGCGGCGCCCTCAACCTCAACGTCGAGCTGTAGCTTTTCCATACAACCTCCAGATACGAAAAAGCCCCGGCAGATACCGAGGCTTGGAATGGGTGCGGAGGGCCGGTGCTTACCCGGCTTGTTGGCCTGGATCGCTGGGTCACATACCCCAGACTCTCATCGCGTAGCCGATCAGGGAGCGCACGGCTTTGATCGACGCCACTACCGACTTAGCCCAGCTGCCTGAGCGTGTCATCCGCATAAAAAAGCCCGCACAGGGCGGGCAAAGAGGGATCGTGCTTTTTTAAATCTGGTGGCTGTAGAACAGCGAGTACGACTCGATACCGTCGTTGGGCTGCTTAATGCCAGCGTTGGAGTAGTGAATCGCTCGGATGCCAACCTTCTGCGTCTCGCCGATCTTCAAGCCCGCACCGATGCGGTCTTCAAAGTTGAAGGCCGAACCAAAGTCCTGGTCACCTGCGGACGTACCAGAGAAGACCGCCAGGCCGATGCCAGCCTCAACGAATGGCTTCACGTTACCGCTGCCGAACTCGTAAACGAAAACTGGCGCAAAGGACAGCGAGTGAGCCCCACCTGAAGCATCGCCTGCTTCCCAGTAGGTGTAGCCAGCATCCCAATAACCGGTGAGACGGCCAGTACTGGATTCAAACCAGCTTTTGCCCCAGTTAAAGCCAATGCCGACGCGCGCTGTAAGACCACCTTGGCCTGTCGCGCCAAGCGCTCCGGATAGCTCAGCCGCTCCGGCGGACGCAGCGAAAAGGGAAAGCGCCACAACGGCGAGAACGTTTTTCATACTCACGGTCTTCCATGTTATTGAGTAGCAACCTATCAGAATCATAGCGCTATCAAATCGTTCCCTCATACAAGAAAAATGCTTTTTCTGGAGGGCTACCTGAATCGAAGCCCCTCAAAAACACAAAACCCCGACACGATGGCCGGGGTTTGTCTGTGTCGCGTAACGTTGCAAGCTGGACACGCTGCTATGAAAACAGGTGTTTATCCGCCCGCATAGAACTTTTTACGCAGCTTCTCGAATTTCTTCGAGGGCGCAGTCGATCCATGCAACGCCAGCCTTGATGATCTCTCGGGCCTTGCGCTCGGACATTCCAGCCTCCCGACCTACCCGCATAGCCGGTTGCTTGTAGCCGTAGTACGCCCACACGAAGTCCCCCATCTGCTGGTTGCGCTTCACAAGCCTTGCAACAGCACCATCCACGACCAGCGCCAGATCGTCCGTGATCACATGCTGGCGCGCACCACCCTCGGATGGGACGTTGTCCCGCATGAGCGCATACAGGGGTGAGACGTACCGTGGCACGCCCATCTCGCACATCCGCCACCAGCCCCACTGCTCGAGCAAGTACTCGGTATCGCCCAGCATCTTGTCCACGTAGGTTCTTTTCTTCATGCAGCCCTCCGGGGCGTTGGGTCGGTGTCCAGGCCGAACAGCTCGCGCAGCAGCTTGTCAGCGTGTTTGTTCTTGGCGTTGCCTTCGGTGATCCAGCCCTTGGCGAATTGCTCGAAGCCCACATTGGCGCGCGCGGCGTGCCAGTCAGCCACGATATCCATCAGTGCTGCCGAGGCGATCCGGCCGTTGTTCTGCTCCAGCAGCATGCGGTTGCCGACCTTGAGGAACTTGCACTCCACTGGGGTCAGGCTTTTGCGCGGCATTGCCGCTGCGACGTTACTCATGGTCGTCTCCTGGCTTGAAATCTTGATCGTGCATCCTCCCTTGGGATGGATGCTGTGAGGCGCTGCAACCCGCGCCGCTATTAGCGTCAACGGCTACAGTCCCGGTTTTCTGTCCCGGCAATGTCTCGGTGTGAATGGCGGCGAATCCCTGCCCGTCGAGGTGCTTGTGCCAGGCCTCCAGCGCCTGACGCTTCAGCCCTTCTGCCGTGGTGTGGATGTAGGTGGCGTCGAGATCCTTCATGGCGTGGTTCAGCAGCAGCTCGCCCACCATGTAGTCAACGCCAAGGTCGGTCCACGCCGTGCGTGCCACCTTGCGCAGGTCGTGGCTCGACCACTCGCCCTTGGCCAGATCGGTGAACAAGGTGTTGGCCTTGCTCGGGCTCAGCGGTGCACCATGGCTGCCCGGGAACAGCAGCAGGCCGGTGTAACCCTGGGCGGCCTGCAGGCGCTGGTACCGGCGCAGCAGTGCGCAGGCTTGGGTGGTCAGCGGCAGGGTGTGCTCGGCCTTCGTCTTCGTGTCACCCGCCGGAATGAACCAGCGCCCCGCTTCAAGGTTGACGTTGCGCCAGCGCGCCAGCCGGGTCTCGCCCAGCCGCGAACCGTGGCACAGCATCATCAAAGCCAGCATGCAGCCCGCCGGCTCCACCTCGAAGCGCTCGGCGACCACCATCAGTAGGCCCGGCACATCATCCCCGCGCAGTCGCGCAGGTCGCGGCCTGATCCGGGTCCGCACGAAGTCGGTGAACTTCAATGAGGCCATGGGGTTGGCGGGCAGCATGTCCAGACGCAGGGCCTGGCGGAACGCGACCGAAAGCACGCCGTAGACCGAACGCACGAATGACAGGGCATAACGCTCCTGCAGCGGCCACATCAGGCGTTGGTCGATCGCCTGCTTGTTGATCTCGGCCAGCAGCAGGTCACCCAGACGCGGCACCAGGTGGCGGTCCAGCGCCGACTTGGCACTGGCCTTGCGCTTGGCGGACAGGCCTCGATCACGGTTCATACGGTCGCGGTACCACGCCAGCACATCGCCCACCGTGGCCCAGCTGGTGGTGGTGGACTTGGCGTCGGCATCGGCGGCACGGCGGGCCAGGATCGCCGGCAACGTGGCCAGCATGGTCTTGGTGTTGATCCCAGGGTAATCGCCGGCCTTGCCCCAGCGACCGCGCACCACGACGTGCCAAGCGCCGCGGGAACGGTCAACTGTCGAGAACCGGAACCGCAGCTCCCGGTGGCGGGTATCGCGCAGCTGGAAGACCTCGCCGGTGGCATGCCGGCGGATCTCCGCATCACTGAGGGTCACGGTGAGAGTCTTGGCAGCGCTCATGTGTCCCTCCTCGGCCAGAGATTGAGGCCTTTCTGATCGCCAGCGTCGTAGCAGGCGCGGGCCTTCGCGTGGCGATTGTTCCAGCTCTCGACAGCGATCCGCATCACATCCGCCACCTGCAGGTCATACAGGTGCTCGAACGTGCCCAGGGTCAGCGTGTCGATGTTCGGCCCCTGTGCGCCGCAGTCGTGGCACCAGACGTGCGCCGAGACCATCGGGAACTCGTCAGAGGGGTCGAAGGTGTGGCCCTCAGAAATTTCGGTACCGGCCTCATCCTTCGCCGTGATGCAGGGCGGCCCTTCGCAGAATGGGCATGGCGCCATCTTGATTGGCTCGATCACAGGTCAGCCCCCTTGTAGCGCTGCGCATATGTGCCACGCCCCATCTCCACCTCGTCATCGCTTGGCGGGCGACCCTGAAACGGCACAAAGCGCACGTATTCGCCCATGGCCTGCACCAGGCAGGTGCCGGGCTTTCCGTGTCGGCATTTGCCCACGATCAGCTCGGTGACGCCGTTCTGACCCTCTTCGCTGTCAGGGTCGCGGTGCACCAGGATCACAGCGTCGGCATCCTGCTCGATCTGCCCCGAATCCCGCAGGTCGCTCGGGCGCGGGCGTTTGTCAGGTCGGTTGGCCGGGCCGCGGTTCAACTGCGCCAGCACGATCACCGGCACGCCGAGCTCCTTGGCCAAGTTCTTCAGCGCCGTGCTGATCCTGCCGACTTCCAATGCGCGGTTCTGGCCGCCCTCCGAAGCGATTAGGGTCAGGTAGTCCACCACCAGCACATCAAGGCCTTCACGCTTCTGGCACTGCCTGGCGATCGAGCGGATGCGCGCCATCGTCATCCCCGGCTGGTCGTTGACGAAGAGCCGGGCCTTGCCCAGCAGGCCAACCGCGCTGGTGATCCTGGGCCAGTCGTCATCTTGCAGGGTTGTACCGGCATCCAGGCGCGACAGGCTGACACCGCCCAAGGAGGCAATGCCCCGGGCGGTCAGTTCTTCCTTCGTCATCTCCATCGAGAACACCAGACCAGAATGGCCGTGGCGGGTAGAGACATGCTGAGCGATCTGCAGGCCGAGAATGGTTTTCCCCGAACCTGGCAGCCCAGCAACCACGATCATGTGCCCAGGCCGCAACCCGCACAGGATGGCATCCAGATCGTCCAGACCAGTCGTCAGTCCGCGCGAAACTGCGCCGTTGAACCGCGCGTCAATCCCGTCAATCACCGTCGGCAGCACCTCGCTGATGCGGTAGTACTCCGGCTCGCCACTGTCGAGGTTGCGGAGGTCGGCGGTAGCCTGCTGAGCCAGCGCGATGATTTCCTCGACGGGCTTGTCATCGTGAGCGCTATCGCGAATGACTTCGGCCACCTCAACCACCCGCCGTAGCGTCGAGCGCTCGAGCACGGTGTTGAGGTAAGACTTCCAGTTCGCCGTGCTGGGCGTGTTCTTGGCAATCGTGCCGGCGTAGAAGATCGTGCTTTCGCCGCTCGGCAGCGTCGGATAGCGCGTTCCCACGGTCACGGCGTCGACGGCATGGCCGGCATCATGGGTATTACGAATCGCCTGGTACAGCGCAGCGTTTTCTAGATCGCTGAAATCCTCGGTGGTCAGCTTGCTGGTGATCTCATCGAAGAGGCTGGCGTCGAGCAGCAGCGCTCCCAGCAGCGCGTGCTCCGCCTCGATACTGAACAGTTCCCTCATGCCACAGCCCTCATCGAGGACCAGGTGAAGCCAACCTGCTGGCCACCATTCTGACGCAAGCGGTCAAGGGCGCGGTCGCCGATGTAGGATTTCAGTCCGTCGTGCCCCAAGTTCGAGATCAGCACGGTAGGCCGCACGGCCTGGTACCGGCGATCGATGATGTTGTGCAACAGCCCCAGCTCGTACTCGCTACCTTTCTGACAGCCGATTTCATCGATAACCAACAGGTCAAGGCCGGCGAGGTGCATCACCACGTCGTGGTCGGTGTAGCCAGATCCAGGCGTCATCGACGCACGGGCAATGCTCACGATGTCGCCAGCCGGAATGATCAGCGCCTCGCCGCGGTCGGCCACCACCGCGCGGACGATCGCGCTGCCCAGGTGCGTTTTGCCGCACCCGACGTTACCGGTCAACAAGAGGCAACGGCCAGCACGGAAATTGGCCGGGAACTGATCGGCATACGCCCGGCACTTCGCCAGTGCCTTGCGCTGTGGATCGGTTTCAGCCCGATAGCTCTCGAAGGTCGCTTCAGCGAAGCGCGGCGTGATTCCGGCGCCGATCAGCGCGGCCATGGTGTCCTCGGCCTTACGCTGGGCGGTGGCGAGGGTGCGCTCTGCCGAGTCGCGAGGCGTGGTGTGCAGGGCCTCCCAGGCGCAGCGCTTGCAGCCACGCGCCAGCATCGAGCCGTCCAGCTGTTCGACTTCGGTCATATCGACTTGGCCGTGCACGGCGCACTCGCCGGAGAAGATGCGCATGAAGGGGCGACGGTGGAACAGATCAGAAATTCGAGCGGCCATCGTGGCTCTCCTGGTACATGTCATCGGTGTGGTGAGGGAGATTGTTGAATGCGCCGCCCTGGGCAGCTGCGCCAGCTGGTTGCAGAACGTCGTGCCAGCGCTCGCCGTTGAGCCAGGTGGAGGCCATCGGGATGTACTGGCCGGCATCCTTGGTCCAGTCCCGCGACACGCAGTGCTGCGCCAGAGCAGTGATCATCACCACCTGCAGTTCTGCGTCAGGGTTGATCTTGTTCCAGGCCTTCAGCGCGTCCTTCCGGCTCTTCTTTTTCGGGTACAGCTTCCAGAACTGCTCGAACCCATCCGCCACCGAAGTGCACGTAGGTTTAGGTTCATTGACTGGTTCAGAAGGGTGACTGGTTCTGGTGCTTTCTGGGCCTACACCCCCTGTAGGCTGTGGGCCTACCCCTGTGCTTTCTGGGCCTACAGGGGTGCTGTTTCGGCCTACACCGGAAAGGGTCAGGTAATACAGGTTGGTGGAGTTCCCTTTCGGCCCCTCTCTATTCTCGATACGCAGCAGGCCCTGAGCCGCAAGCTGCTTGATGTGCTTGCGCACGGTGCTGCGGTCGATCTCGCATTGATCGGCAACGTGCTGATAGGACGGCCAGCACTCGCCCTGGTCGCTGGCGTTGTCCGCCAGCTTGATCAGCACCAACTTGCGCAGCGGGTTACCGACCTTGGTCTTCATGGCCTTGACCATCAATTCCATGCTCATGGGTTCAGATCTCCAACTCAGCGGTAACCCGCTGGACAAACTGGTCGTAGGGTTCGGCCATGGTGATGCCCTGTTCTTCCATTGCGGCCCGATATGCTTTGGCCGTGCTGTAAACCACCCAACGCTCGCGCTCAGGCAAATGTCGAGCCCCGGCGTAACTGGGCCATGGGCCCATCACCAATGATTCGGCGCCGCAGGGCTCAGTCGCTGTAGCCAGTCCGTCCGGATCGATTGCAAGCCGTTCAAGAAACGCCTTGTTCACCTGCTCCCGAAGCTCAAGGGCAGGGAACCCGGTTAGTCGCCGAACCAGCACCCGCAAAGCCCACTGCGCCATGAGCACTTCAAACTTGGCTTCGCGTAGGGAGTCTTCCTCTGCCTCATCCGAGAAGAAGATTTCCTCAGCCAGGTCGCAGTGGTTCCAGGCTCGGTACGCGAGCTGGTCGTTGGTCAATGGTTCGAAATACGCCTCGTTGATCACCACCGGATCGGTGGGCTTCCGGCCAAACAGAGGAATCACGTTGTCGGTCATTGCGGCGCCCTCGGGTTGATCTTGAATCGCCCTTGTGGGATCTCCGGATGGGTTGCACGCTCGGATGTGACGTACGCGCATTGCTCCACGAACTGGTCAAATCGGCGCGTGATTGCCGGCTTGGGCCAGATCGCAAAAGGCTGTCCCCCTTCGTCGGAATGGCGGCTGCGCACCATGGCAAATGGCAGCGGTGCCCCTGGCACCTCACGCATCACCGCGTTGACCACCCAGGCCGGCAGGCCATGGCGATTGTTGATGCGGTCGCGGATCGTGGTGATGGTCTCGAAGCCGCTGGGCACGGAATCGAGATAGCGGACCTGTTCAAGCTTGGTCGTGCGATCTTCGACGCGCTCCAGCGCCACCTGTTGGGCCGCCTGCTGCCGCTCGATGGCGACCAGCTGGTTCGCACTGGCGGCGATGAGCTCGGCCTGGGTCATCGGTCGGGCCTGCTGCCCCTCCAGTTCGTTCAGGCGGGCAAGCACGCGACGGCGCACGCCCTTCGACTCGCGCATGGCGACCAGCTTGCATTGGTCAGCGGTGAGTCGAAGCCCTTCGGACTGCGTGTTGTTCAAATTTTGCACTACGAAAGTTTCGTAGTGCTCCCCGTCGAGCTCATCCCTGCAGCGAGCAACGAAATCGTTATGACGGACCGCCCCTTCGCCGAACGCAGCGCGGACTTCATTGACGATCGCCAGCAGCTCAGGGGTGTCCATGGTGGTGAAGGCGGTAGAAGGCAGATTCATGCCGCACCTCCCACATCTTTTGCATCATGGAAGGCAGCGGCGTTTCGGTGGGGGTACAGGAAATTCCGCGTGTCGAAGACGACTCGCTCCATCAGGCGCTCGAGCTCGCACACTACAGGATTATCAAATCCGCCAAGCCCTGGGACAATCTTCGACCAATACAGGCTTTTGATAGCCCGGAACGCTTCGCGGGCTTCGTTGAACTTCGCAATCTCTTCCGCCGAGAGGGTCACGTCCTGCAGAAGCTCGCCGGAAACCGCAACCGGTAATAGTTGGGTGCGCACAGTCAGCATGCCGCACCTCCCGCGCCACGAACTGGCGAAGTAGGTTCCTGTGGCGCAACACCGGCATGCGCAGCGATCACTAGCGCTAATGCACTTTCTGCTGCGAAGAAAACCAAGGATGCCTGGATCGATACTGAGGAGACCTGGATAAGCTCGCGAACTCCACCAATTGCCACCTGAAGTCGATCAATTGCCGCATCAAGAGATTCGTGAACTGGTATGCCTCCGGCAGCTTGCAGAACATCATGCCGGCCGTGCACTGAGAAAGGATGATCAACGGTTTCAGGGGTGGTATTCATCGTGCCCCCTCCGCTAGCTCGACCGAAATAACGCTAGAATCGATCAACGCCTTGGCCTCGCGCACCAGGGCCCGAATCGCATAGGCCTGATGAACGCTGTCGCCGTCGGCAACCAGGTCGCCGAGTAGAGCCTCAGCAGAGGAAAGACTGGCACTGGCTACATTCATAGCGTCACCGCAGCTGATGCCTTCTACGACGGCAAACAGACAGCCACCGCTGACCGGGCTGAATTCTGATACTCGAGTCACCAGCAGACTTGCAAGCACGCTCTCTTGCGCGCTTGAAGCTGTAGTGTTATTTTTTGAGTGCATGAAATCGTCTCCAAGTGACGAAGATTCAAGAAGGTCCCCGGCAAGGGACCGGATCTAAAGAACCCGCCGGCAAGCGGGTTTTTTGTTGCCTGCTGAAAAGTCAGCCGGATAACAAAAACTGGGCAGCGCAGGCGCTCATAAGCTCGCCCGCCCCGTACTGGATGAATTCACAGCAGATTCGTTGGGCTGCGCGTGATGGCTTCTTGCTGGTACCTTTTGTTCCAAGGTCGGAAGCGATTCCGCCAGCGATGGACGGATGCACGAAGCGGCGAAACGCCCATGAGTTTTCGCCTGAATGATCAGCGCCATATCAGCAGAGCAGCCATGGACGCCGCGCACCCAACCGCTGACAGTTCCTTGCGTCACGCCAAGCGCTTTCGCTGTTGCCACCTGGCCGCCAAAAAACTTGACCAGGTCATTGAAGATTTCATTCATGGGCTTAACGCCGAATAGAGGTATGCCTTTACTGTATTTTAGAGGCATACCTTTTTGCAAGGAAAAAGGCTAACCATTAGATTGGTGCGTTATGGAACTCAAAGATCGACTCAAACACGCCCGCCGCCTGAAAGGGCTTACCCAGACCGAGCTGGCCGAAAGGGCTGGCATCGCGCAAGCCTCAATCTCGGAAATCGAGAGAGGGCTCTCCCGATCCAGTAGCCACCTGGTGAAGATCGCCCAGATCTGCGGGGTTGACGCGCTATGGTTGGCGGAGGGAGTGGGTAGCATCCCCGCTCCAACCGAGCCTGGCTACGCTCTCGTCGGCGAGGAGATACAGAAGCTCTCGGCTGCTGACATGGTCAGGCAGATGCTGGCAAAAACGGGCTCGGGCCTGTCGGAAGAGGCGCGCAATCGTCTACTCCAAGCTGCCGAAGAGACCGACTCACACTCTAGCGGCGGCGCTGCAAAGGCGGGTGCTACTCATGGCTCCGCTGGCGATATGATCCGGATTGCACACTATGACGTGCGAGGAGCAATGGGTGGCGGCCAAGTGACGCACGACTACCCGGAAATGCTCAGAGACGTTCGCGTTAGCTTGAGCCACCTGCGAGAACTGGGGCTTGACTTCAAAGAGCCACATCACCTGAAGCTCGTCACTGGATGGGGCCAGTCGATGGCTCCAACCATCAAGGACCGCGATCCGTTGATTGTCGATGTGACTGTTCGCGAGTTCGTCGGCGATGGGGTGTATTTCATCTCCTGGGGTGGCCACGAATACATCAAGCGCCTACAGGTTGCTGATGATGAGCATTTTGAGATGATCTCCGACAACCCGAAACACAAGGATCGGATGATCCGCAAGGAAGAGACCTACATTCAGGCGAAAGTCCTATACGTCTGGAATGGCAATCTGCTGTAGCGCGCCGAGCCAGGACCCAGCGCGCCCCTCCCCCTAAAACGGGGCGGCGACCTCTTCCTCGACTTCTACTCCCTCCATCGCCAAGGTGGAGGTCTGCTCTTCATCAGCCTCCCACTGAAGCGTCACGTTTCCATCATCGCTGAAGGTCATTTCTATCCCTGGGGTTTCAGCGATCATGCTCATAACCTCCTCCCAATTCAGATCGCTATCTGTGTCAAGCTGGTGAATTGTGACCCATCTCTGGGTCTGCGCTATCGGGTGGTTGATCATCGACGAAACCCTCAAGACTAGACGCTCCATGCCTGTCATCTCCGTGCGCTGCTCTGCCGCTTGTTTTTTTTGCTTGGCCACAACCTTCTCCCGATTACTGTATATCCATACAGCCTAGGGTACTCAAGCGATACCTCCGGAGGGAAGCATCGAGAAAAAATAAAGGCATACCTGTTGACAGGAAAATAAAGGCAAACCATTATTTGCTCCATCAACTCACTCGCACGGAGCGAAGCACATGAACGCACTGACTTTCGGAAACTGGACTGGCAGCCTTGGGCTGGGCCTGGCGGAGCGGGAGCTCCAGTGCGTTATGGCTGTAGCATGTGGGCTGACAAGTAAAGAGGCCGCACGGGAACTAGGTATAGCCAAGGACACCATCGACAAGCGATTACTTGCCGCCAGCACTAAGCTCGGCGTCATCAAGCGTGCCCAGCTTGTGGCTGAAGCAATGCGCCGCGGACTGATCTCCCCGATGATTGTTGCTCTGTGTGCCATCCTCGTCGGCCACTCTGTCGCTAGCACTGATGAATTCACCCGCATCCGCCGAGGTGGCAACAGTGGCGAAAGAAAGATTGAAACCCGTGTAGCAAACCGGCGCGCCGAATGCGCCTTGGCGGTGGCGTGACGCTCCCCGCCTGACTTAATCCAACCCTGATTTTTGCGAAAGCCAACAAACGCGGCGGGCCTTTGCTCGCCCTGGAGAAAGTGATGAAGCCATCCCCCATTAGAACGCTGGACCTGCTGATCAGCCTGACCTGCGCATTTCTGTACGTGGTCATTTCGCTGGCGATACTGCGCTTCGTTGCGCCTGCCTTGGTCAGCAGCGACTCCGACGCCCTGGTGGCCATCGGCCTGGCACTGATCGCTATCTGGCTGATCGGATCGCTCACCCTCGCCTACCACCTTTTCAACAAGCGCCGCGTTTCTGCGGCAATCACCAAAGAGGAAGACCAATGAAGCGTTTACTCGCTGCTGTATCGCTGTGTGCTCTAGCCGTCCTGGGCGGATGCTCGAAGGTTCCGGCCGGCAACGTCGGCGTCATCGTGAACCTGTACGGATCGGAAAAGGGCGTCGAGCTCAAGGAAGTCGGTACCGGCAAGTACTGGGTTGGCATCAACGAAGAGCTGTATCTGTTCCCCACCTTCACCCAGACCGAGACCTGGACTGGCGACGAGACGATCACCTTCCAAACCGTCGAGGGCATGAAGGTCGGTGGCGACGTGGGCATCACCTATGCCGTTGCCCCGGACAAGGTCACCACCCTGTTCCAGAAGTATCGCGCCGGCATCGACGAGATCACCAACAAGTTCCTGCGCAACATGGTTCGCGACGCGTTCAACGACGTGGCCTCCACACTTCCAGTGGAAAGCGTGTACGGCGCAGGCAAGGCCGACCTCCTTACTGCAGTGGAAAAGCGTGTGCGCGCCCAGGTTGCACCGATCGGCATCAACCTCGAACGAATCTACTACGCGTCCGATCTGGCCCTGCCGCCTCAGGTTACCAACAGCCTAAACGCCAAGATCCAGGCAACCCAGATGGCTGAACAGCGCCGTAATGAGGTCGCACAAGCCAAGGCCGAGGCTGACAAGGAGCGCGCTCGCGCCCAAGGCGAAGCCGACGCCAAGCTGTTGATCGCGCAGGCAGACGCCAAGGCGATCGAGGTCCGCGCCCAGGCTCTGCGCGCCAACCCTGACGTAGTGACCCTGAATGCGGTGGAAAAGTGGGACGGCAAGCTGCCGACCTACACCGGCGGCCAAGCCCCACTGCCCTTCATTGGCATCAAGTAACAGCCACTTTGGGGCGGTAACCGCCGCCCCGTTCTAATACAGGAGTTTGAACATGTTGATCCTCACCCGTCGCGTTGGCGAAGCCATCAAGATTTCCGACAACATCACCGTAGTCGTGCTGGGCGTCAAAGGTGGCCAGGTCCGCCTTGGCATCGAGGCGCCGCAAGGCGTGGCAGTCGACCGCGAGGAGATTGCCGAGCGCAAGGCTGCCGGCCTGCCGAAGTCTGGAGCGCCAGCACCGAGCGTAGGAGCTGCGGAACGCGAGCAGCTTTACGGCAACCGCACTGAAGCTGAGTGGCGAAAGCTGCTGCAGGACGAGGCCGACCAACAAACACAGGGCGATCGGGAGAGTGGCCATGAAGCAGCCTGAACGCATCACCCTGGTGCTGCGCGCCTGCGACGCATCTCCCCTGTCGAACATCCTGCCGTACGCAGAGCCTGGCCAATTGGCCTCAGCTGGCCGTGGCCTGGCGGCGATCGTCAGCATCACCGAGGGCGACCTGCAGGCAAAGCTGGCAGAGCGCGAGGAGCAACTGAAAGAGGCTGATGTACTGCTGAGGGAGGCGATCGCGTTCATCAACGAGTACCAGGGCAATGACAATTTCCGCGACATGCTAATTGCCCGCATCGATAAGCTCATCGATCGCGACAAGGAGCCAGAGTCGGAGGAGCAGCCATGAGCCAGGCCGGCCTGCTCCTGCTGCTGTGGGATGCCCTGCAGCAGCGCGAAACCACCTTTGGGCAGGTCCTCGACCTGTCCGCCGCCTGCGGCTTGGACGGGCGACAAGTGCTGGCCGACCACTTCCGGGGGTGCTCATGAGCAAACGGGATGTGAGCCCGGCGGCGATGGAAATCATCGAGTCGATGGGGCTCAAGCGGGTCCTCGGCCGAGCGAACTCGATCGTGTCGAGATCGGCCGCAAAGGCACCGGCTCCGCATACCAACCAGGGCATCAAGGCCTCAGGCGTATCAATCCCTGCAACTGGGCCAATTAACCGGCTCATGTACTTGGAGGCGAGGCGCTGGGCCGTTGACTTGGTCGCCTCGCTGCGGGGGTCGCCGGTCGAGGTGGTAGTAGAGCGATTGGCCGGAGCGACGGCAGGCCGGCCTGGCAGCTATGTGGCTGGCATCGAATCAGTGATCAATGAACTGAAGACGACTGACGTGACAGATCAACGTGACAACCAGAATCTGGCGCGTCAGACCGGGAGGAAGGTATGAGTGAAGAGACTGAGGTGTTGACGGTCGATGGTCTGGCCAAGCTGCTGGGCCGCACCGAGGCGTCAATCAGGGAGGGGATTCGCCGCGGCGTGCCGTGGCTGCCCAAAAGCTTCAAGATGGGCAACCGGCACTGCTGGCTGAAAGAGGACGTGCGCACGTTCCTGCGCGAATTTAGGGATGGCGAGCACCAGAAGCCAAAGCCTGGCCGCAAGCGGAAAGCTCCGCCGTCTCTGCGTGTGGCCTAGCGAATCAGATCAATAGCCGTGACCAAATCGTCCAGCCAGTCAACATCTTCGATCGTCTGGTCAACGCTGATGTCATTGAACACCACATGTCGCGGCCTGGATTTCCTCATGATGTCTCCCTCATGAACAATCTGATTTCGCCTGTGAACTATGTGGTTCAGCCGAGCCTTGAGTGCTGCCGTTGGCTCTCCAAGTTGCTCGGAAATCTTCTTCCAGCCGCCACTAATACCTGCCATGGACATCGCCACACTCAGCTGGTCGAATGACTGGAAAGTCTCCGATAGCAGCTTCTTCTGCATAGCATTCTTTACTTGCACCCAAGGGCGAATCTTGTTCCTGTTCTCTACTACCGAGTCAGCCAGAAGCGCCATGCTCGAAAAGGGAACGGCCAACTTTGCCAATGCCGGAGGAAGGTCTTTCCCCTTTCGCACGTCAGATAGTTTGTCGTATACCAGCCAATGCATATATGAATCGACCGCACTGACTGCCATCACCAGAACGGACCGGCAGATATCATCCTTGACGTGATCCTGGCCTGGTTCAAAGGTTGAAAGCATGAGCAAGTTGCAACGCGCAAAGCAGGCGCCAGAAGCATCGATGGGCTTGAATGACAACTCAACGTTCCCTGTGTGTTAACCGAGTTTCTCAGCGAGGTCCTGCGGGCTGAGGTGTGTGTACCGCTTGAGCATCGCCAGGGTCTTGTGGCCCGTGATACTTGCGACTTCCATCATGGTGAATCCGCGCTCGAAGAAACGACTGGTCGCCTCATGGCGAAGGTCGTGAAGGCGTAGCCCTTCAATCCCGGCAGTCTGGCAGGCCCGGGGGAAGTAGTTGCTGATCGTGTTGAGTGCCAGGCTGAAGTATCGGCCGCCACCGATTGGCGTAGGCAAGCCCTCCAGCAGGGCGATCGCCCGGGAGGACAATGGCACGGCGCGCCGCTCGCCGTTCTTGGTGTCTTCCAGATAGGCCACTTTGCCGCGTACCTGGTCGCGACGCAGCATCAACAGCTCAGACCGGCGCATCGCCGTCTCCACCGCCAACTCAATGAACACGGGAAGCTGGGCATTCATCTGGCCGGCGGCCTTGTACAGCGCGGTGAGCTCCGCCGGCGTCGGGCGCCGATCCCTTTCCTTGCTGCCCTTGGGCATCCGGATAGCTCGGCACGGGTTGGTCAGTCCTTCGATTCCCCATTCCTTGGTGGCCACCGTGTAGAGATGGCTAATCACCGCCAGGTTGAGGCGCACTGTCGCCGTCGACTTCCCTTCCTTCAACTCAGCATCGCGATACGCGGCCATGTCGCTTGAGCGGATCGCGGCCAGGCCCTTGCTGGCCAGCTTGTGCTCTTTCCACTTCTTGATGCGGACCTGCTCCTGCTTGGCGCCCTTCTTGGTGGAAGTGACTTCTGACAGGTAGCGGTCCAGGGCCTCGGCGAGCGTGGTGCTCTCGGCCTCGCGCATGTCGACGAATCGAGCGCGCGACATATCGCCTTCGATCTCGGCGGCCCATCGCTGGGCTTCTGCCTTGGTGTCAAAGGTGGCGGAAAGGGTTGGATATCCTTTGCGGCGGATCTGGGCGCGCCAAGCGTCCCCGCGCTTCTCGTAGTAGGCCATGGGGGAAATGATAGCGAACGCTTGGGGGAAATACAC